CGTTCAGAATGATAGGGTTGGCGTTAGCCGTCGCTCCAGAGCTGCTGGTAAACGTGGCTTGCGGCGTCGTAGTGCCGGCAGCGTAGGTGTTAAGCTTGCCGCCGCTCAGAGGCACGCCGTTGTCGTCAAAAAACTGCCAACCGGCGCCAGCGAGCAGGGAAAGGTTGACGGCCATGCGAACCTCTTATGCCAAGAACTTGAGCTTATACAGCGTTGAGAGGTACAGCGCGACAATCTCGTCCACGATGTTCTGAAGCGCCGTGTCGTTCTTGTCCATGACTTTGTAGCGCATTTCCTCGATGTCCTTGAGGTTGTCCTCAAGGAACTCGACGATGTTGTTGGTCTTTTTGGCCGACATGAGCGCAATCGGCCCAATCAGCCCGTGCCGGCCCTGGTAGGCTTCGGCCAGCGTGTCCGCAAGGTCAACCACGCCGTCGTAAAACTTCTGAAGCGCCTTGTGCTTGGAGTAGCTGCGGGTGTTCAGATGCACGGAATGGGCCGTATCACGGGCCAAAAACAGCGTTCCGATGAACTCAGCGCAGTTGCTCATCACATCGGCCCTCCGGGGGGCATTTGAGGCGGCATACCGCCCATTTCGGGCTCCATGACCGGCATCTGGCGCTCCATCGGGGTGTTTCGGCCCACAATGTCGCCCGTGTCCATCGCCGCAGCAATGGTGCCCATCACGATGTCCTGGATCTGCTCCGGCGTCATGCCCGCCTGGACGGCCGAAATGCGCTTTGTCTCGGCGTCATACGCCTTGATCTGCACTTCCTGCGCCTCGATGGACTGCTCGACGCGCTGGAGCATCCCCACGACTTGGTTCAGCTCCTTGGTCAGCGCCTCGATCTGCATCTTGGCCATCTGCATCTCGGGCGACTGGTCCTCGCCCTCCATGACCTTTGGGTCGATGATCTTGGCAAAGCGCGCCGCCATCTCCTGCGCGCCAGGCCAGTCCATGTTCTTGATGAACAGGTCGCCAGCAACCGACCAAAGCTGCGGGTTGGACTGAAGCAACATGGACATGGCGTCCAGGGCTTCCTGGCGCTTGGTCATGTAGCCGGGGCCGGTGGTCACGCAGACGTCGTAGGTGCCGACCGACGGGTTGTATATCTTGTCGATCACCAGCCCGTTCTCGTCGCGGATCTCCTTCACAGGCTCCGGCTGGGTCGGGTTGATGCGGACCATGCCAACCTCGCCGTCGAGGCCCACAATGCGGGCTACGCGGGCGGTGTCGTAGATCTTCGGGATCATATCGACGAGCTGGCGCGTGACGTAGCGGATCGCGCGGGAGAGGTTATCGACGAAGTGGTACGTCCCGGTGTCGCCCTGCTTCTCGCGCGCCAGGATGGCCCGGCCGGATCGCTCGTTGCTCTGGGCGCCAAGGCTGCTGTCGTACTGGCCCGTGGTAGACTTGATGTCGTCAGAGGCGCCCAGCTTGGCCTGGATCAGCCCGGTCTGGGCCAGCGGCGGTGGGGCGCGCTGCGGCAGCGGCAGCGGAGAACCGGCGCCGTCGGTGACGTCTGGGTTGACCTCCAGGTACGGCCAGTTGTTCGTGTTGGCCGTCTTCCAGTTCATCTCGTAGCCTTCGAACTGGCCGCCGTAGCCAATGAAGGGCGCCTTGGGTGCCAGGGCCAGCATCTCGGCCTCCTGGCTGACCCAATAGTTGTACATGCGCTGGGCGTCCTTGGCGTTCCGCACAAGGCCCGAGACGTAGAGCTGGCCGTCCACTTCGAACTCGTTGCCGACGACGCGCACGACCGGGATCCACTTGCCCGCCCATTCGCGCTCCTCCAGCACTTCAAAACCGTTGGTCTTAAGCCACTTGCACTTCTTGCGGTCCACTTTGCGGGACCGCAGAGGCTTGCCGAACATAGCCTTGAGGGCCTTGTCCTGCGGCGTGTTGGCGAAGGCGGTGATGTTGTCCGGGTAGAGGTTCAGCGTCGCGGCTTCATGCTCGTAGTAGAAGTACTCCGCGATGCGGACCATGTCCTCCGACAGCCATTGCGACAGGCTCTGGTCGCCCACGCCCTGCGTCATGAGGCTCGAGATCGGGGCCGCGTCCGGGAACATCCGCTCATAGTCGGCCTTGCTGACGTCCTCGGTGATGAAACACCACTCGGCGTCCGAACCGCACGGATCCTGGATTGCCGGGTCCATGTAGACCGAGAAGGCGTTGCGGATGCGGCAGATCTTGATGTCCTGGTCGAAGCTGTCTTCGCGGCAGTATTCGGTCAAAAGGCGGATGTAGCCCTCGCCGTAGGTGACCTGGTTGTCGCAGGCGGTGTCGTAGGCGACGTCGGCGTCCGAGATGTACTCGATGTGCCGGACCATGCCGTCGAAGATCTCAGCCACGCGCACGTCGGCGCGGTCGTCAGCCGGAATCACCTTGCCCGTCGGGCGGTTCTGGCGCTGCTCGTTCGTCACCTGACGGACGTGCTGCGGCAGCTTGTTGATCGTCAGGCAGGGGCGGGCGTTGATTGTCTGGCCCTGCACCGACCCACGGGTGGCCAGCACGTCAGCCGGCCATTGCCACATATTGTCCGGGCTGCCCGCCATGAAGCGCAGGTCGTCCAACTCGTCTTCGCGGCTGTCCGAGTAGGCCGACAGCGCCAGCGTGTAGCGCCGACGCATGACGGACAGGCGATCTGCCTCGCCGCTGTCGGAGACGCGCCCGGCGGCCTGTACGTCGTTCGCAGCCATTACCTTGACCCCGCGGCTGTTTTATGCGATAGCAACGTGCGGAGGTATCGCGTATGAAAAAGCGAGATAGAACTGGCGCCATTCTGGTGTGCGAGCAATGCGGGCAGTCGTTCAGAGTGCCCACCTACCGGGCTAAAACAGCCAGATATTGTTCCAGATCGTGTTTGGCTAAGGTGCATCTGGAGCAGTTCTCTCATCTGCGTTTTCAGCCAGTAGGTCGGCCAAAACGTACGTATAAAACCATGATGGTAAACGGAAAACAAGTTCGCGTTCATAGGCACGTTATGGAACAGCATCTTGGCCGCAAACTTGAGTCCTGGGAGCATGTGCACCATGTGAACGGAGACCCCCATGACAACAGAATTGAAAACCTTGCAGTTCTGTCCAACGCCGACCATCAAAAAGTAGAACTGGCAGAACGCGCAACTCTTATTTTGACTTTGAAGACTTCTTAGCGGCCGCTCGTTTAACGGCGTAGCTTATGGCGACAGCTTGCTTCGGCGGCTTCCCGGCGGCAATCTCAGCCTTCACGTTCTTGCGGAACGCCTCCTTGGAGGTGGACTTCACCAGAGGCATCTCATTTGCCCTTCTTCGCGGGCTTGGCCGTCTTGGCAGACTCGCGAAACGCCGCAGCGGTAGGGGCGCCCTTGGCGCCGGGCTTCCGCATCTTCTCGCCAGAGCCGGCGGCGATGCGGGCCTTCTTCGCGGCGATATTGCTGTAAAGACCTGGCTTGGCCATTAGCATTTCCACCTTCTCATGCTTGCCTTGGCGCGGTCGGCGTTCTCCGACTTGGCTACCACGCCCGCCATACGGGCGCAAAAGGACTTTTTGCGTCCCTTGTCGGCCTCAGTCTTGGGGCTGGGCGCCGGAGGCTTGAGGTTGGAGCCCGTCTCGCGGTTGTAGCGCGCGCGGCCTTTGGCGGTAAGGCCGGCGCCCTTGCTCGTCGGTAGCTTCTCGCCCCGGCCTACGGCCAGCGAAACGCCCTTCTTCGGCATTACACGCAATGAATAATGGCAAAGTTGATGACGACCGCTTCAGACAGCGAACTGGCGCTGATGTTCCGCACCGTGATGGAGGCCGAACCGACCGCCTTACCTGAAATCCAGCAGTTGTAGGCCCCGGCGGTCGCGTTCTCCGACACGCTCAGGACCACCACGTCGTTGAGGCTGATCTTGCTGTTGTTCAGCGTGAAGGTGACGTTGGTCGTCGCGTTCAGCGCAGCGTTGTTCATCGTAATGCGGCCCGCCGAAGTGTTCAGCGTCACGGCGGTGGACTTGCTGGTGAGCTGCGTCACGGCGCCCTGCGCCGACGGCGCGTAGCCCAGCTCGTCGGAGGCGTAAATGTCCACGCCGTTGATGTCAGTGCCGCTAACGGTTGTTGCGTCGACGGTATCAGCGCCTACGATGTTTTGGTCTTCGTAGGCAACGCCGATTGGCTTTGTGTTGGCCATTTAAGCCCCCATCCAAGATGTTGGTATGCCGCCCGCAGCATAGTTGCGGCGGAAGCCTCTGTCCACATATTCCCGGTGGGCCACCGGGAAGGCAAAAGTGACGGCGATGGCGTCGGCCGCGTCGGGGCTGGCCAGCCCGCGGGCCTTCATGTCCTTTTTGCTCTCTAGGAAGATCGTCCCCTTGCTGTCGGGCTTCATCATCGGCCCGGTCAGGTCGTTCTTCAGATAGCGGTCCTGCGGGATGGAGCCTGTCTTCAGCCACTCCCGCATCTCGCCCCACATCTCGGCGCGCTTGTTGCCCCACATCACCGGGTTCTTCGACTTGTTGCCAAAGTTGACCCCCTTCACCTTGTACCGCTGCTCCTTGAGCCGGTCCACGATGCCTGCGCCCAGGCCGCCTTCGTCGATGACCACCAGCGCCGGCTTGTACGTCTCGATGGCCTCGATGACATGGCCGACGACCGTCATGGTGTCGTCGCCCTTGTGCCGCTTGATGGCGATGATGTCGCGCCCCTGGCGGATGGCCAGCACCGTGCTGTCACTGCCGAACCGCGCCGGGTCCACTCCCAGCACGACGGGCGCCGACGGATCCTTGTGCGCCTGGCGGCGCATGGCGTCGTCCACCACGGACGCGCCGATGAACTGGTCGTCGGAGGCGTTGGGGAACTGCCCGTAGACCTCGACGTGGGCCTGGGTGCTATCCGGCCCGTACTCGTCGATGATCTGCTGGTAGACCTGTTTGTCGGTGCCCTCGACCGACCGGGCGTCCACGATTTTGGTGCCCCAGAAGTCCCGCTTGGAGTGGAAGCACTCGTAAAAGTACCCCGCGTTGCGGCGGGGGTTGCTAAACGCCAGCCAAAAGCGGTGCGGCGTGTTCTCGGTGAAGAAGCCGGCGGCGACCGACCAGATCGTGTCGTCGATACCGCTGGCCTCGTCGTAAATCAGCATCACGCCGTCGAAGTTGTGGACGCCCGCGTAGGCGTCAGGGTTCTCAGCCGACCACAGCCGGCCCTCGACGCCCCAGTAGCGCGTGCCCATCTTGAGGTCGCGCTCGACCAGCTCCGTCAGCCATTTCGCCGGCATGACGCGGGTGGCGCTGACCTCAAACCAATGGCTGTTGAGGCTCATTGAGAGCCACTTGGTGATCTCGGCCCAGGTGACGGAGCGAAGCTGCGCCTCGCTGTTGGCCGACACAATGGTCGTCGAGCCGATCCTGGTCGTCAGCATCCAGATGACCAGCCAGGAGACGAGCGCCGACTTGCCGATGCCGCGGCCGGAGGACGTGGCCATGCGGAAGGTGTCAAAGTCCACCTTGCCGTTGTTGTTGCGAATGTGGTCAGCTAGGGTCTGCAACACTTCCCGTTGCCACTTGCGCGGTCCCTGGAAATGCTCGAGCGGCGTGCCCTTCTGCCCCCACGGGAACGTGAACAGCACGAACTTCAGCGGGTCGTCCTTGATGGCCGGCGTCCACAGCCGGCTCATCAACTCCATCTCGTCGTCGGGCGAGTACTTAACCGTCTGCACGGATCTGCTCCGGGTAGGGCTTTGCGTCTTCGATGGTTGCGGCCGCCTCTGCGACCCCCTCGATGACGCGGCGCTGCGCCTCCTGTAGCGCGTTCGTGATCGAGATCGTCTGGTTGACCTCAACCGTCACGGCCTGCTTCGCCACCCAGCCGTGGGTGTGCTTGAGGATGTCGAGCGCCGCCTTAGCGTCGCCGCCCTTGGCGGCGTCGTACAGCACGCCGGCCATCTCCAACTCGCCGTCGGCGCGGCCCTTCTCCTCTGCCAGCGCCGCCAGCGGGTCAAACTCGCACAAGGTGCGGAACTCGGCGGGGCGCATCCCGGCGGCCAGCGCCAGCGTGTCCCCACGCAGTCCTTTGCGCGCTGCGTTGTAGATGGCCTCCAGCCGCGCTTCCGTCGCTTGCAGCCGGCGCGGCTCGTACGGGAGGGAGAAGATGGTCATGCCCGCTTTGTATCATGTTGTGTGACGCGGAGGCAAAGGCCTCGCAAAAAATAAAAATTGCTCGCAGCCCCTCCGGCCCTGGACCGGCCGGGCCGCCGGTCCCCCTCCCCCCGGTCGTATACGCTACACAATCTATTGCAGGCATTCCAACGGCTGCACATATGAATAGGTGTTCATATGAACAGGTGTTCA